ACACCTCCTATGATTAATTTGTTTTACGATTGTCAGTCGTTGCAATTATATCATAGGAGTTTTTTCTGTTCAGAGCTTAAGCCATTTTATCCACTGGCATAGCCAGTGGTTTTCAATACAATAAAAAAAGAAGGAAATTTATTTTTCCTTCTTCTTATCTTCTAACATTTTTTCATATATGAGTTGCTTAATATAAGCTGATGTACCTATTATCCTCGCTTTTTCTCTTAAGTATTCCAACAATTCTACATCATCACCTGTCTCTTTAAAACTGATACCTACTTTAACCATTCTCCCACCCCTCATGTATATTTTACCATATTTAAGGAAATAATTATATAGAAGGTGATTATATGTATTTTATATTACTAGTCATTATAGTAATTTTTGTATCAATTTTATGTTCAATATTAGTTTCTAAAAATGAAGATATAAAAGATAAAATGTTCTTAGAGAGAAAGAACGATAGAATATATAAAGATTTTATAGAACTATCTAAAAAAGATAAAAGAAAAATAGAATATAAAGAGTACTTAAATGGTGAGCATTGGAAAGAGATTAGATTAAAAGCTTTAGATAGAGCAGGTAATAGATGCCAACTTTGTTGCAAGACTGATAATTTAAATGTCCATCATAACACCTATGAAAATATAGGAAATGAGGATTTAAAAGATCTAGTAGTCTTATGTAGAGAATGTCACGCAAAATTTCATGATAAACTTTATTAACATTTAGGATAAAAAATAAAGCTACTATTTTATAGCAGCTTCTTCTCTCCAACTAAATATATGTATATAGACTATATTACTATTCTTTTTTAATCAACATATCCAATTTATTATTTAAATCCCCTAACTGTTTTATAACTAGCCAATTTTGTTCTACTAAAGCACTTAAGTAAGTTACCTTTGCTTGTTCCTCTGCCTTAGAAAATGATAATGCCATACCTATTTTAAAAAATCCATTACCCGCTAGATCCGTTGATATTCTTTTCAAAACTTCTAAATCTTCAATTGATAAATTTTTTAAATTATATCTATTCATAAATTTTTCTAATTCTTTTTTCTCTTTTTCTTGTGCTTTTTGAATTTTATCCTCTTTACTTCCGAATACACCCATGCTATATACCTCCTAATCATTATATATTGATTATATAATATCTACATATTTTGTCAATAATTAGGTGAGGTGATTATATGTTATTTAGAATAATTATATTGCTACTACAGCTAGCTGCAATTTTAATTTTAATAAGTATCTTACAATATAAGTTTATAAAATATTTTAAAGACAAACCCGAACGTGTTTTAAAGCTATTTTCTTCTTATAGAGATCTAAAGAAATTTCAAAGCGAAGATAAAAAGCACCCTTAACTAGAGTGCTTAAATTTTAGTTATAAATAATTATATAATGTAGCTGTATTAGAACAGCTTTTTATATAGGGAAATAGCACCTAGTATTTACTAGATGCTATTCACAATAATTGTTTAGGGTTTAAGCAGTAAATACCTATTAGCATTTGTTTAATGTGGTTTTGTGCATTGGGAACTTATATTCTTAAAACTAATAAGTATTTATACATATATTATAAATTTTGTTATAAAACTACTCAATATCAACTACCATTTTTTCACTGTGACAATTTTATAAAAATAACACCTAAGAACATTTCTTAGGTGAACACAAATATTGAAAAATGAGTTATAATATTATTTTGTATTAATAGTTAACAATGCTTATCTAGTAAGTGTTTTCTTTATTATGGATGACTCTAGGTAACGTAAATTTTCTTACTAGATATGTCTTATTATATTAAATACATAATTTAAATCAATATAGTTTATTGATTACTAATTATATTGGATAAATGTACATTACCTCCCCTCTGCATCTCTTTACTTTTCTCTTTAATAAGTTTTTCTAACTCCTTTAAATCTTCTAATGTTGCTTTATTTCTTATAAAGCACCTTGCACTAGCCCTATTCCTTAAATAATTTGCATATTCTCTATTCTTTTCTCTCCATCTTTTATCTGCATTCCTTTGTGCTTCACTTGTTTTTCTCATTTTAACCCTCCTATTTTAGAAAAAGATTAACTATTGGTTCTAACTAAAAAACATATTTGGGGTAATTTTTTATAAACATTATTATATAATCTTATTCTGAGGTCAATATTACTTACAATTATTTCACTGTGACAATTTTAGGTAAATAAAAAGCACTCTTAACTAAGGTGCTTAAATTTTAAACAATATCCATTTGTAACTTTTAGAATCATATTTGACTTCAAAGATTTTCTCTATCCCATTTATTGTAGATGTACAAGTAAACTTCTCCATTATATTCCCTGCAAGCTTTTCCTTCTCACTTTTTAGTATCTTATTAACCTTAATGACTTTAGATCCATCTTCTTCAATTTTAAATTTAATTGGATTAATTGAGCCATCTTCATTGAACCAGGCTATCATTTGAATTGGTTTAGCTACAACTTTCATAATACCACCCCTATATTGGTAATTCTTAATGAAATTATAGCGAACAAACGTTCTTTTGTAAAGTGAATTTTATTATTAGTTATTTATGTTAGTATATTACCTTAAATTCCATCTTCATCTTCTGCATCATAATCCCTACCATTGGGAAACAAGCCTCCATCATCATCTTCATCTTCTTTACCATTAATGCTATTACATTCTTCAAGTACATCTTTAAGATTACTTAAACTCATGTTATACAATTCATCTTCTGTATACTCTAAATCATACTCGTACACAGTATCTAAAATATAGTCAATATAGTTTTCTAAAAAAATTTCTTTTTTAGTCATTATCATCACCTCTTTTTTATGTATAATTAGCTTCTCTATTACTTAAACTTTTATTTTAACTATTTTATTTTAGGCTCTGTTTTAAAATAATGTTGATATTATATTGAATTTAAAAGACCAGTGATTTCTAAATCACTGGTCTTTAGTTCGTAATAGATAAAAAGTATGAATTATTATATTTAAAGTTAAAATACAAAACCTTTTGTTGTATCATATTCTTTGCGTTGAATTGAAACCTCTTTTAGCCACTCATCTATTTCTTCCTTATAAAAATATAGTTTGCCATTTACTATGAAGTGAGGAAACATCATACCTGTATAACTTCCACTTGATTCTAATTTCTTCTTTTCTGTTTCCATTATTCCTTGAACTTCTTCCTCTGTCATTCCAAGATAGTTAGCAACTTGAGATACATTCATGACATTACTATCTATAGTAGTCTTTTGTATTTGCATATTTGTTGATTTTTGTATTGAATATCCCAACCAAGCTGAACTTAATAATATACACAATGCAACTATAATTATTGATATTGGTAGTAATTTATTATTTTGCAAAATACAGCCCCCTTTTTTATAATGAATAATTTAATACTATTGTGGAATAATTTATATTTTTATTATACATTATATTTGACTTAAAATTACATGAATATTGGGTGAATATTTTTAAATTCCTTTATTTTAGTATAATTATAAGATATACTACTATGAACAATAAAGTTTTTGACTCTAATAGATTCTTTTTCTGAACTAAATGTATTTATCCATTTATGCCACTTCATATAATTACTAAGATATTTTGTTGCAACACCATTAAACCTACTCATCCATCTTTTTAAATTCGAATGAAGGCTATTTATATGTTGAATATGATATATATCTTCTTTATGTTTACCTCTTTTAATTCTCTTATGTTCTAATTCCATATCTTCTGCAAATTGTATATAACTCTTATGGCTATCAGTACAAAGAATAGAGTCTTCTCCTATACGATTAGCATAAAGTTTTTTCAATTCATCAGAAGTCATTCTTCCTGTGCATAATAACTCTATAATTAAGTTTCCTTGCCTATCAAGAGCTGTCCCAACACATACTTGTTCTTTAGAGATACCTCTTTTCTTAACTTGTTTACCTCTTTTACGAGAAGGTCTCGGCATATTTACAGTTTTAGTTCCTTTGTATGAATAAGCAAAGAAAACTTCATCTGCCTCAACTACGCCATCAACAGAACCTACACCAAGAAATTCACTTATACTGTTAAGAAGTTTATGTCTCCAAAAGAAACTTGTTGCTATATTTATTTCAACTATTTCAGCACATTTCCTTATTGAATAACCATTTAACATGCATTTAGCATATTTAATCCATTTATCCAAAGTTTTTTTGCTGTTATATGTTGCAGAGTTAGTGAAATCAGTAAATGTCTTTCTACAATTTTTGCAAATATATCTTTGCTTATTATTATATTTACCATTTCTTAATATATTTTCCCCTTTACAATAAGGGCACACTTTCCCCTTAGAAAATCTCGTTTCTTTAACATCTTTAGTAACTTGAGTAATTTGAGAACCTGAAATAAGACGTTCTTCTAAAAGGGCTAAAATTTGTGTTTGTTGATATAAAGATAAATTTTCAATTTCTGATAATATAGATAATACATTTGCCATAATTAAACCTCCACAACTCTTCATATTAATATTATACCCTTACTTGAAAATTTTAATCAATAATCAACACTTAATTAAAACAGAGCCTTATTTTATAATTATCTAATTTCTTTCTACCTTCGCAAATATCCAATACCTTTTGTCTTGTATCATATCTATCATCACCTTTAATTCTATGTGTTGTATGGCCACTAAATCCTACTGGCTTAGCATCCCCACCTACTGCTATAATATTGGGTGCAATTCCCTTCCAGTTTGTCATTTTTATTCTTGCATCAAAACATTGTGCATCTGTCCCTAAAAAATCCCTCAAATTTTTAGCTTCTCTTTCATCTACCTCATTACAATAACATACTGCATACTTCATTTTATATTCCTCCTTAATATTAACATTTTGATTATTTAATAAATTTAATTCTGCTTGGATCATGTTTAAAAATCTTTGCCACCCCATATCTAAAGTTCTATGAGGGCAATACTTATTGCTAAAATCTTGATGTTTCTTTACGTTATTAATGGACCATCCATATTCTTTTAACAATGCTGCTACTTCTTTAGCAGCTCTTTGCTCTGCCTTTATAAATCTATTTCCACCTGACTTACTGTAGCAAATTTCTATAGCTATATAATCTCTGTTACCAGGTCCATTCCCTCCATCTCCTGCATGCCAAGAATTTCTATTGAATGGTATTAATTGAATTGCTTCTATATCATCTATAGCTATATGAAATGATACTTCTGCATCATTATCCCACCTATTAACATTATTTCTTTCAGCTAATGCACTTGCATCATTTGCTGTATTATGAATACATATTCCTTTTGGTGTCATTGAGTATGGACACTTAACTCCATATTTATTTGAATCAATTAACATTCGTTTTAACATTTATTATTCCACCTTTCTAAATTAAAAGAAGCAAGATATTACTCCTGCTCCTTCTTTGCTCTACTTATTTGTTTTCCTGTTTGATTAATCCCTACTGCAACTCCCCAACACAATATACCTTGTAGAATTGCATTTATTATAGCTTCATACAAAACCTTGTACTGACTATTAAAAATATTTAACAATACTGCAAATGTTATAGCTAATAACATTAATATCAAAGTAATGTAATTATCCTTAACACTTTCTAACTTCTTTAGGAATATGCCAAAGACATATATTGCAGCAATAAGTATTAATAAGTTTTCTGGTATAAAAGTTAATAAATTTTCCATTCTAAATCTCTCCTTTTTCTTTTAAAGCTCTGTCTAATTTATAATCCATAGAATTCATTTTTGAATCCATATGATCTACTTTCCTTACTAAGTTCTCTGTTAATATTCTATTACTTATACTTAGTTCCTCATTAGTTTTAGTAACTCTATCCAATGTCATTTCAACTCTTGGCCATATCTTTTTATACAAAAACCAAATAAGTAAAATACACATGGCTACTGGAAATACAAAGGTATTAAATAACCCTGTTACTTCATTCATTTTGTACCTCCTTTCTTAAAATTTAGGCTCTGTTTTAAATAAAGGTTGATAACAGAACATATAAAAAAGTGGACAAAACTAACTTTGTCCACTTTTATTTTAAACTACAATATTCAAAACTATTTATAAAAATTCAACTAAACTCATGCTTTAATTTTGTAGTCTATCCTTATTTGAAATTATTCTATTTTTATCTACTTTGAAAATGTTAAATTATATATTAGCCAATACAAGAAT